TTAATGCTTTCACTGAACTGAATAAATCAACCTATGTGGATAAATACAGTGTTTCTCCCAGACTATCCCAAATAAACGGTCCAACATCTGTAAATACAGAAGGAGACAGTCATTATCTAAGCGTAGTTACTTGCGATTTTACTGCCAATGGCTAGAGATATAAAGTATTTAGCTAAGGATATAGAGTTAGATTTTTCTGTTGCTATTGCTCATGCTGCTTCGGAAATAGCATACACTTTACAAGAAACGGGTCCGTGGTGGACTGGTAGTTTTGGTAAGAGTTGGAAGATAAGTTCTTCTCCTGTCCAACCGTCAAAACCTAGAGTACCTAAAACAAATTTTGATGTTATACCTGAGCAAAGGCCCAGACAACCTAAACCAATCCCACCAACTATATTTAATGTAGGTAGGTCAACTTATATAGGAAACGAAGCTGAACATGCAGGATTTTCAATAAACCAGAGAGGAGCAACCAGACCTAATATAGAGGGGTTTCCTGTTACTTACTGGGAGCATATAGCTGTTGATGGGTACAAGTCTACTGTTCCTGATTTTGTCGCTCCATCCAATGAGGGTAAGCCTAGTTGGTTCTATATCTATTTGAAGCATAAGTATTTCCTAACCAGTGATTTGCATAAAGGTTTTGCACCATTTGGGTTTGATAAATTTAGGTACTAAGCTATGCTACACAAGTAGCTCAAACTTTTTATGTCAACAGAAAGTGCATTAGACAAACTGAAGAAAGCCTTCAGTGTCGAAGAACGTAGTAACTACTCCATTTTTAAGGGGGAAACTCTAATACTTAAGATCTATTGGACACCCATAACTATTGCTGATAGGGACAAGATAAACAGTACACTACAAGCAATGAATAAGGCTGATGATGAAGGTAGCTTAGACTTTGCACTTCAAGTAATTATTAATAAGGCAGAAGATGAGAAGGGTAAGAGGCTATTTACAGACGCAGATAGAGCAGGACTAAGAAGGGAAGTACCTTTAGCTGTACTACTAGACATAATGGCTAAAATGCAATCTTTGGGTGAGGAGGTGGCCCCTGATGCCGTAAAAAGCACACCTGAAGAAGAATAACTATTTAAAACTTCAGTTCTTTATTGCAGAGCAACTAGGTTACACATTAAGGGAACTAAGAGAACGTATGTCCACAGAAGAGTTATATGCCTGGAGCGCATACTACACACTCAAAGCTGAAGAGGAAGATAAAGCGTATAAAGATGCACAGAGAAAGGCTAGTATAGGAACTATGCGCTAAACTTAATTTATTTACTGGGTGTAGCTGTGGCAGGGGCAACATACAGAGTAAATATAGAGCTAAATACTGAAGATCTAAAGGCACAATTAGGTGTCTTAGATGGGATGGTAAGTGGTCTAGGCAAGCAGAAGACGGCAGTAAGTAAAGAGGAAACTAAGACACAAACAAGGTTAAATAATCTACTTAATTCTAATGCTGTCCAGTATGGTAGAAGCCTCAGATTAAGTAAAAAGGGAAAGGATATTGAGGAGGAAAAACTTAAGTATGCCGAAGCCGTAAGTAAGGCTATGGAGGGGGATTTTAAGGCTGCTAGAGAACTAATATCATATAATAGATTAAGTAACACAGAAAAGAAAAATGACCTAATACTCAATGAAAAGACAGTTAAAGTCCAGGAAAAAAGTCTTAAAGTAGGCAGAGGAAGAGCTGAAAGTATAGATGCTCTAGTTAATGCACAGCAGAGGAACTTTAATTTAAGAACTCGTATAATGGAGTTAGATAGAAAGGGTGTGAATACTTATAGGTTAAATCTAAAATACGGGGAATTAAATACAGCTCAAGGTGATAGAGAGTTTGGAACTCATAAACAAATATCTAGAGAATTAGACCTTCAATTGAAGAAGGAAGAGAGGAAATGGAGATGGATGAGAAAACAGAATCAAGAGATTGCGAAATACGCACGTATGGGAGGAGCTAAATCCCCTGTGCGTGGTGATCCTTTTCTAGATGTGGGATCTCCAGCATATAATGATCGTCTGGCTAAAGAGGGTGGCCCTAGCTCAAAACTGAATTACAGAGGAGGAAGACTACTTCCAGGTCCAGCGGGTACAGGAGGACGAGGAGGCTCAAGTGTTTGGCAAAGTGCCGCTATTAGTGGTGCGTTTCCACTGTTATTCGGTCAAGGCCCAGTAACGGCTGCCGCTGGTGCTGTAGGTGGTGGTTTAGGTGCAAAATTTGGCGGTCAGATGGGAGGTTTTGCTGGAGGTTTAATGGCTACATCTGTGGCTCAACAGATTGGTCAAGCCGTAAACAGTGTTTCTCAGTTGGGAATGGCCTTAGACCCTGTTAGGGGAAGTACAGATGAACTTGTCAAAGCAATGGGATTAACTGGTACGGAGTTTGAGAAAAATATAAAAGCTATAAACACTTTAGGAAATAAGGAAGCTGCACTATCTCTTGCTAGAGAACGCATGGCAAATCTAGTAGGCAAGAAAGGAGTAAAAGCACTAACTGATTTTGGTAAAAATACTGCTCGACTGGCTAGTGAGTGGTCCAAAGCAATGACTCAGATGGGTGCTGCTTTTGCTGAATTTTTGGAGGAGACAGGCATCGTCCAGTGGATGACCAAGAAGATACAAGGAAGGAATTTATTTAGCCAAGCTAAAAAGTCTGAAGATCCAGAGATACAGAGGCTTTGGGGATTAAGTAGGGATGCTATGTTACCTCCCTGGGCGCAGAGCGATGAATACAAAGAAGATCCTAAGAGCCGCAATGAAATAGTTAAAGAAATACTGGAAAGGCAGAAACTAATAAATGCTGGTCAGGATGAAGCGTCTAAACTGGCTGCCGAACAAGGGGCTAGAGATGCTGCAAACTTGGCTAGAGTTAATGATATGTATAAACAGATCGGGGATACAGTAAAGAATGGTTTAGTTGATGGTATATCTGCGGCTATAGAGGGAACTAAGAACTTAGGGGAAGTGGCAAGTAGTGTACTTAAAGATATAGGAAGAACAATTCTTCAGTACGGAATAAACTCTTTCTTGGTAAGCCTTTTCCCCAATAGCAAGACATGGGGTAAGATTTTTGGCAGAGCTTCAGGCGGCCCAGTAACAGGTGGCGATCCTTATGTAGTTGGAGAAAAAGGGCCAGAGCTTTTTGTTCCTAATTCAAGCGGCAACATCGTTCCAAATCATGCAATGGGAGGTTCAATGGTTGTTAACGTAGATGCTTCTGGTTCATCGGTAGAAGGTGATGATGATAGAAGTAGACAGTTAGGAGAACTTATTGGTGCTGCTGTTCAATCAGAAATTATTAGACAGCAAAGACCTGGAGGTACACTTTATTAATTATGGCTAATTTTCCTGCAATTACTCCAACATACGGAGCAGCAAAGACGAGTCGACCAAACATGAGACAGATTCAGTTTGGGGATGGTTACGCACAAGTTATACGCTTCGGTCTTAATCAAAATCCAAAGACATGGAATTTAAGGTGGGAAATTTCTGAAACAGATGCAGATACGATAGAAACCTTTTTAAATGCTAGGGCTGATGATGGTGCGACTTTTGGTTGGACACCATTAGACTCTTCTACTTCTTATAAGTGGCGTTGCTTCGCTTGGACTAAATCAATACCTTATAAGAATAGAGCCACTATAAAGGCAACATTTATTCAGTATTTTGAACCATAAATGGCAGTAGCAGCTTGGGCACAGAACACCGCATATAGCCTCGGTGACATAAGAAGACCTTCTTTAGTCCCTGTAGATGGTCTGTTTTTTAAAGTTTCAACCGCTGGAACAAGTGGTTCAACTGAACCTGTATGGACACGAACTATAGGTGAAACAACCGCAGATGGTACTGCTGTTTGGACTGCAATCAGTAGCGTATATGAAGACATTTCAACATTAGCTCCAAATACAATTATTGAGTTATTTGAGATGCAATTAAGCAACGATTTACACGGTAGTACAGACACATATAGGTGGCATAATGGCTGTAATGCCAATGTATCTGGCAACATTACTTTTGCCTCACAAGCCTACACAAGACAACCTATAGAGGCTAATGGATTCAGGTATTCAACCAAAGGTACTCTCCCTAGACCAACTTTAACAATTGCAAACACTGGTGGTGTGATGACAACGCTATTACTTCTAGTGAATGATGTAACCACAGGTAATGATTTGGGTGGAGCAACGGTTAGACGAATTAGAACACTAAAGAAATTTTTAGATGGGGAATCCGCCGCTGACCCTAACGCACGTTTCCCTACAGAGATTTGGTACGTTGACCGTAAAGCTTCTGAAAATAGAAATGCTGTTGTTTTTGAACTTGCCAGTGAGTTCGATCTACCAAACACAAGTGTCCCAAGAAGACAATTAATAGGAAATATTTGTCAGTGGGCTTACCGTTCCACTGAATGTTCTTATTCTGGTAGTAATTATTGGAAGGCCGATGATACTGTTGCAACTTCCTTGGCTCAAGATAAATGTGGCAAACGTATAAGTTCTTGTAAATTAAGGTTTGGAGCTAATAATGAATTACCGTTTGGCTCTTTCCCCACAGCAGGAAGAACACAATGAAATTATCGGAAGCAATCCAAGAGAAAGCCCTCGTACATGCTAAAGAAGATTTCCCTAGAGAAAGTGTTGGCTTAGTTCACATTGTTAAAGGTAGGGAAAGGTATTTCCCTTGTGAAAATATTGCTGATGAGCAGGATTTCCATTTTGTTTTAAATCCAGATGATTACATCAAGGCAGAAGAAAAAGGTGAAATTGTGGGCGTTATTCATAGTCATCCAGTAACAAATCATGCTCCTAGTCCTGCTGATTTAGTTGCATGTGAGAAGTCCTC